CTCGTAAGTGGATCGCTCGCGTGTTGGGTGATGAACCCGACCTGCGCTCGATATACGATAAGTGTTCCCTAACCGCTGGCGCCGCCATAGGCGTGCACGGAAATGCTACCAACGTTTGGCGGAAACTCTCTGCCTTACGTTGGACCGTGTCACCGTCTGCGGCGCCCTACGCTCTAGCCGCCCTTCGGACCAACTGGTCCGTCATGAGCTGTGTCTTCCCTCAGCGGGAAGGCATGTTCTGCATCGACTGGGAAGTCGGTTCAGAGAAGCTCAGGGAGAAGCTCGAGTTCGTAGAGTTCAACAAACTTGACTTTGTACCAAAGACCGCTAAGACCGACCGGTCAATAGCGGTCGAGCCGCTTCTGAACAGCTACGTTCAGAGTGGTATCGACGCGGAGCTTCGGGCTCGCCTTAAGAGATGGGGCTACGACTTGTCCAACCAGGAGTACAACTCCGAGTTGGCTCGTCGCGGGTCCATCACAGGCGAGCTCGCAACACTCGACTTGTCGAGTGCGTCTGATACCGTTTCGAAGGAGCTCGTAAAACTGCTCCTTCCCCCAGCGTGGTGGCGGTTGCTCAACGCAACTCGCTCACCCGCGTATCGTGATCCTCGTGATGGGTCCGTTAGGACCTACCATAAGTTCGCGAGCATGGGGAACGGCTTCTGCTTCCCGCTTGAAACCCTGATTTTCGCGTCGCTTGTCCGTGCGTCCGTTGAGGAGGTTAGAGATCTTGGGGTTGCCCCCAGGAGCTCACATCTCCACGCGGTGTACGGTGACGACATCATCCTCACGGTTGATGCCGCCCGGCGCTTGATCAGGCTCCTCTCCTTTGCCGGGTTCTCGACGAACGTTGATAAGACGTTCCTAGAGGGCCCGTTTAGGGAGAGCTGCGGTGCAGATTGGTACTTAGGACAGGACGTACGTCCTGTGTACCTGGATTTCCACTTGGACGCGACCGCGAACAAGATGGTCTTCCATAACTCCACCCTCCGAGGCGCCATGACCTCACGTCTTTTCGAGGACGTGCGTGTCTGGCTCCGCGAGAACACACCGGCTC